TTAAACTAAAAAATATGGCAATTCAAATTGGAAAATACAAAAGACCAGGAATATTCCTAGAGGAATATGATAACTCCGTTATCGCGACTCCAGTTGTTGAAGGACTTACAAACTTGGTAATAGGCGTGTCTAAAAAAGGACCTGTCAATACACCGATAATGGTTAGTAACACAACTGACTTAGAAGCAATATTCGGTCAATTGGATAGAGGATTGGAGAGAAAGGGTTCGTTCTTTCATAGAACAGTTTCTAAAATGTTGGAGACAGCCCCAGTTTATGCAATAAACTTGCTTCTTACAGACGATAATTTAGACGTTATTGAATATAAGTCTCTATCTACTTCTGCAGATACTTTAAACGACGTGGAAAGAACTGGTCCTTATAGAAGATTTTTTGACACTACAGGTTTCTGGAAAAGAGACACTGAGTCTTTCATAAATCTTACTAAAAATAACACAGGATACTCTGAAAGAGCATTCAGTTTAACAAACTTATCTGATAAATTCGTAACTGTATTTGTTTTCAAATCAGCAGTAGCTGGATTTGACAGAACTCTTATCGAATGGTATGGTTCGGCAGAAAAAATGCCTCCTTATGTTAGCACTAATGATTACGCATCTGACTATATGGTTGATGTTGTTGTAGTTGGTGGTGATTGGTCAGACTACAAAACTTTAGCAGTAGATTCTAGATGGAGTGCTTACTTCAATGCTACAGGACTTAGAAAAGACAAAGTTAGAGAATTCGCAAATGATAGAAACATTACGCTTTTAGCATTCTACGAAGGACTTTCTTTAATTCCATATTTTAGAGATGCAAACGGTAGAAACGTCTTCATCGAAACAGTAGTAAATAGAGATACAGACAGAACTGGTATATTTTGTGCGTTTAATAGTGACTTAGTAGAAACAGACTTCTTCAACGGAAGACTTGACTTAATCGGCCATACAATCGCAGGTAAAAATGAAACTAATATTGATTTCCTTTCTTACCAAGAAGTAATATCAGAAGAGATTGAAATCGTTTCAAATCCATTAGATTTACCAGGAAACGTAACTGCTTTATTAGGTGGTTCAGCATCTTGGGCATATGAGACTGGAACACACCACGCATATGAAACTCCTAAAGTAAAAGGATGGGTTACTAATGGTGATGAAAGAACATCATACTTCTCAGAAGGATATATCTATAACGTAGAACTTGCTGCAACATTTAGTTATTCAACTGCATCAATCGTAGCTACTTACTCACTTATGTATCCAGACTATGACGCATTTGTTGTTGTTGGAGACAAACAAGTACCTATTTCAGGAACTGCAACACTTAGTATATTAGGAAGTAACTACGTATACAGTTCAACTGCAGCAACATATTCATCTGCATTCGTAGTAGACTCTACAGGAAAATTTAAAGTTGTAAATAGTACAAACGCAAACAATCCTTCAGTAGCATCTACAGATACTGTATTAGCATCTGTTAAGTTCAGAGTATTAGAACAACAAATAACAGGAACTCCAGTTTGGACAAACGTAAACCTTAAACAAGGTGGATTTAACAACTTCGTATTTGGTACGGCATCAGGTGCAGACTACTTCATAGAAGCAGTAACTGGAGCAACAGGATCTATTAAAGTAACCTTTACAGATACAGACTCTTCTATAAACGTTAAAGACTACGCACAATACAGAAGATTCAAAATGTTTAACAGACTTGTTGATCTAATCGATAGTCCTAACAAAGTTAAAATGGCAATGCTTAAAAGCTTTAAAAAAGGTCTTAACAACTACAAAGGAGATAAGATTAGTTTAGCAGACGTTTCAATATCAAATATTGTTACTTCTTCTACACAAGATAAATCTTTCGAACTTAAACTTCCTTTCGAACTAGCAGATTTACAAGACATCTTAAAAGGTTTCTTAGTATTCTATACAGTAGATAACGAATTTATATTAGGTGCCAAAGGTGTAAAAACACAAGTAGAAGTTGCTGATGGAAATAGTTTTGGTGTAGTTGGAAAATACTCTAAACTATACGGAAGATACTATGATGGTGTTGTAAACACTGGAGATTTCTTCTATGCAAACAAAACATCTAAAACAATATTAGAAAAAGCAAATGCAACTCCTTATGTAGCGGGTGCTGAATACATATCTGATGTTTACTTCTTTGATGGTGAATCTGCAGTTACTGTATTTGGATTAACTGCTGGAGTAAACGTAGGACCTACTTCTTCTGCAGCAGGATACGATTATATCGCATTTAACGCAGCAGATTTAGACGAGCTTTCTTTATACGACGTGATTTCTATAAAAGGTGCGGTTACAAACACAGGAACTTTCACAATCATATCAGATAATCTTTTTGGTACTATGGATAATGGTGCTGGAATATTCACACACGTATATAAAGTAAACGAAGAAACTTCTTACGAAAGAGTACAAAACGTTTCTATAATATCAGACTTCAACACTAAACACTACCTTAAAATGTATGTTGATGGAGAAGTTTTAAATGTATCTTTTATGGATGAAACATTTAATTCATATGAGGATGTAGATATCGAAACAGCAGGAACATTCGAAATAAACTCTGCAATAACAAACTACAAACAATCTTTAGAGATTGAGTATCCTGCTGGATATGTTGAAGTTCCTAACAAAGTTCTTGTAGCGGGAGCTAGATATACTGAAGTAAAAGTTGGAGACTTCTTAGAGGCTAAGTATAATGAACTAACACTAAACATTGGTCAATATCCAAGAAAACTAACAAGAATTGTTTCAAAAAGACAATACACTGGAAACGCAGACTTAGTTGAAATAACTTGTGATTCTGAAATCAAAAAGGTTAATTTTAGTGGAGACTGGCAAACAACAAGATACAAAACTGTTGATAACTATGCAACAACTTACAAAGCAATCTCTTTAAAAGGATTCAGAGTAAGAGAAGCATCATTACCTGATGGAACTGAAGCTAGACAAAATGCAGTATTAAATCTTGTTTCAAAAGGAACACCATTGTTCAAAGCAATAACTAACAAAGAAGCTTTAGACTTCAGATACTTAATCGATTCATTTGGATTAGGATTGACAGAAAGATCTAAACAACAATTAGTTGACATCTGTGGAGATAGATTAGACGCATTTGGATTCTTGAATATGCCTTCTATGAAGTCATTCAAAAACTCAAGCTCTCCAACATTCGTAAACGCAGAAGGAGTTCTTCAAGCAGAGTTTATTGCCAAAGGTGGAGATCCTGAAAGTGGACCAGCATTCCTTTACTCATTCGGTGACGGAGCAGGTACAACTTGTGTTGGTTACTTCATGCCTTACTTAACAGTAAATGACAATGGAAGACCATTAGATATGCCACCAGCATCTCATGCAGCAACAACGTATATGAGAAAACATACATCAAATGTTGGATCTATTACTCCTTGGACAATCGCAGCGGGTGTTACTAACGGTAGAATCACAAACATCGCTGGATTAGAAATGGACTTTACTCCATCTGACATAGAGTGGTTAAATGGTGCTCAAATCAACCCAATCGTTTTCAAAAGAAATAGAGGAAACGTTATTGAGACTGAGAATACAGCACAAACTCTTTACAAATCGGCACTTTCTTACATTCACGTTAGAGAGGTACTTATCGAGCTTGAAAGAGAGTTATCAAGAATGTTGTTAGACTTCCAATGGAGATATAACACACCAGACATCAGAGCTGAAATCAAACTTAGAGCTGACGTAATCTGTGAAACATATGTAAGTAAAAATGGATTGTACAACTACTTCAATAAAATGGATGAGGAAAACAATACGACTGAGATTATCGATAACCAAATCGGTGTACTTGATACTTACGTAGAACCTATCAAAGGTATGGGAATCATTGTTAACAATGTAACTATACTAAGAACAGGAGCTATTGCAGCAGGTGGATTCGCATAATATACACTAAAAATAAAAAAACCTCAAAGAAATTTGAGGTTTTTTTGTTTTATGAAAACTTTATAGTTATTTGAAGATATAAGGAAGAGAGATATATCTAATATATATTTAAAAAATAACAAATAACATTATGTCTAAAGAACAAGAAATGAGTGAAGAGGACTACCTAAAGAGACATCTAAACGATATCGATCCAAGTAAGAATCAGAACAACTTTAATGACAATACAACCGCACAAAAACCTGTAGTAGAGGGAACTAGAGTAAGTGACTTACAATACTTCAACTTCGATATCAGAGAATTACCTTGTGGACAATTCTATCCAACAGGAACTCTTTTCATGGTAAGACCAGCACAAGTAAAAGAGATTCAAGCATACTCTATGGTAGACGACCAG